ATGAAGAGCATGAAACTTTTCCTGACCTGGAAGAAGGCTATACCCTACGGATTCGCTTCAGCGAACAGCAGCTAGGCAATAATAAGTTCGCGGAAACGTCCCGAATTGATTTTATAGACAGGGACGAAGGGTATGATGAATCTATTCTGGATGAGGTTCCAGACCTGGATGATGTCTTAGTTATTCCATCGTATAAAGCAGTGGAAGCGATGTTCCTGGGCGGGATGAGTCCGGAAGAGATTGATGACTCAGAAGACGAAGAAATCGACGAGGATGACGTTCCCGAACTCGAGGATGAAGATGAGGAGCAGGAAGCCGAAGAAGAGGAGCAGGAAGCCGAAGAAGAAAAGCCCAAACGCTCACGGAGATCTGTAAAAAAAGAAGAGAAGGAAGCAAAAGAGAAAGGGAAGAAAAAGGACCAACGGGCATCTTCAAAGAAGTCAAAAGGGTGCCCTCACGGACACGCGTTCGGGGAAGACTGTGATGAGCATGATGAGTGCGATGAGTGCGATAAGTGGGAAGATTGCATCGACGCGCTGGAAAATAAATAAAAGAGAGGGTGTTCAGCACTGAAACTCCGAAATCCATTCAAAACCAAACAACGAGAAAAACGGGAAGATTACAAAATGATCGGCGGCTACTTCCCAGCTGCCACTGCTGATCGCCTCCGCCTGCTCTCTATTTATCATGAAGAAACGATCCAGGGCATGCTCCAGCAGATCATAGAAAAATGGATTTCGTCCACCAATGATAAATCAGAAGATGCAATTATTGAAGAACTGGCCGTGCGTGCTGCACACGAATGGCAGAGGCGAACGCAGGGGAAAAAGACAGGCAAAAGAGGTCAAGAAAATTACCTGCGGGAAATGGAAGCGATTTTGAAGCGCCGCAAAATGATCCCGCAGCATATTGAAAAATTCATTGCGGCGCTTAAAACGCAGATGGAATCGGAGGGCGACGTTTCGTGAAACGGACGAGATCCACGAAAAAACTCAGTGCGCAGGTAGAAAAGAAGCACGCCACAGATAGGAAAAGAAAAACAGATTCTTCTGTATACGAAGGAACGGATAAAGCCATATCTACAGGTTCAACTCTTCTCGACCTGGCTATCAGTGGGGGCCGGTTTGCCGAAGGCGGGATTCCCACAGGGATCCTCGTTGAAATTTTCGGCCCTTCCGGGACTGGGAAAACCGTATTGCTTTGCCAGATTGCAGGGAACGTTCAGCAAGCTGGCGGGCGAATAATGTTCCATGATCCCGAAGCGCGCCTTAACAAACAATTCGCAAGAATGTTCGGGCTGAACCCAGCTGAGATTGAATATTCAATCCCCAACACCGTGCCGGAAGTTTTTGAATCGGTCCGGGAATGGATTCCGGATCCAGACGAGAACATATTTCCTCTTTGCGGTATTTTCGCCGATTCCTTGGCGGCTCTTTCGACGGATATGGAAATGAAAGATGGGGACAAAATGGGAATGAGGCGAGCCAAGGAATTCAGCGAGGAGCTGCGAAAAACCTGCCGGATCATCACACAAAAGAATATCCTGATGGTATGCTCAAATCAGATTCGGCAGAACCTAGATGCCGGACCGTGGGGGCAGCGGTATAAAAGCCCCGGCGGTGAAGCGATTGGATTTTACTCCAGCCTGCGCCTGCGTTGTAGCGGAAGTGAAAAGTTGCGGGCAATCAGAACTATTAAGGGCAAAGAGCATAAAAGAATTGTGGGCGTAAAAACCAATGTAGAAGTGTTCAAATCGTCTGTTTGGAAGCCGTTCCGAACAGCAGAGGTCTACATCATTTTTGACTACGGTATTGATGACATTCGCGCGAATCTACAGTTCGTCAAAACAATCAGCGGGGATTCCGTGTATAAAATAAACGACGTAAAACTAGGCAAAAGTATAGGGCGTGCCATCCGAGAAGTAGAAGAAAGAGGCATGGAAAAAGCACTGAAAGAGGAAACCATTGCGCTGTGGAATGAAATCGAGGAACGCTTCGCAGAGGAAAGGAGGCCGCGATGGGAATGAAAAGAAATAAGAAAAGAATCACGCCTTCTTCAGCCAAGGCCAAGGGCCGATTTCTTCAACAGTGGGCGTGCCGGAAGATATCGGGACTGCTAGATATTCCCTGGGGGAAAGATGAACTGATTGCCTCCAGGGAAGCAGCCCAATCAGGCACCGATGTCCGATTGATTGGTGAAGCGCAAGAAAGGTTTCCCTTTTCCGTGGAATGTAAATGGCAGGAAACCTGGAACTTGCCCGCCTGGATTCGGCAAGCTAAAGATAATCAAAAGGAAGGAACTAATTGGTTGATTATCTGTAAAAAAAGCCGACAAGATCCCGTAGTAGTAATGGACGCAGATCTGTTTTTCGATATTCTGATGAAGAAAGGAGCTGACAAAAATGACGCTTGAAATGGATTTTATTCGGATCCATATGCTTCTTTCCCCGATTGATATTAGGTGCAGAGATCTAGACTTTGACTGGCCCCCACCTGAAAGGATTTACATGGGCCAGGATGGAGAAATCAGAGAAGCAAGACCCGGGGATGACGAGGAGTGTATTTTCGTTTGCACAAATAGATCAGCCTTGTCAGATGAAGCGGCAGACCACCCCAATTTAATGCGTGGGGCCGAATATCATTATGCTAGCATAGTTGAAGGGGTGGAATAATGAGTAGCAACTCTAAAACCTTTTGGGCGGTAATGAAATTGATGCGGTGGGAAAATCTGTCTTGTGAGGGGAATCCGATTTTTAAATTCCAGGCCCCTGACAACCAGGCTGGATATATGCCTGTGTTTACGAGTGAAGAAGCGGCACTAAAGTTCGTGGACGGAAATGAGGAGTTAATCAGAGAAATACGGGAGGTGCCCCGATGACATGCACGAATCCTTTTAAAGCATATTGGAAAATCGATCTGGAGGCCTTAGAAGGTGCGGTTGAAAAGTTCAGTAAGGAAGAACAAAAGATGCTTAAATGCGTTGCAGAGGAATTTAGAAAATTATATCCAGGAATAAATGAAGAAGGACAAGAAAAGAAATGATTGTGAAAATAGAAATCGAAAATTACCAATCTCATAAAAAGACGGTAGTGGAGCTTGTGCCAGGCACGAACGTGATTATCGGAAAATCCGACGCTGGCAAATCTGCCCTTTTCAGGGCTATCAACTGGGCAGTATCGAACCGACCTTTGGGAGATGTCTTTCGCTCTGAATGGGGTGGGGATACGAAAGTCACACTCCACACATCAGAAGGAAATGTCATAGAAAGATTACGCACGGCATCAAAAAACGAGTACGCTCTCAACGGGAGAACACTGACCGCCTTCGGCACTGAAGTCCCAGAAGAAATCGCTGAGGTCTTACGCATGGACGCCGCCAATATCCAAGGCCAGGATGATCCTCCGTTCTTGTTTTCCGCATCGCCAGGGGAAGCGGCGCGAATGTTGAACAAGGCTGCCTCTCTAGATGATATTGATCGAACTATCTCTGGGCTGCGGAAAGCACACTCAAAGATTGAAGGCAAAACAAAATACAGTAAGAGCCAGCTTAAAAATCTCACGGAAGAAATGGAAAAATATGCTGACCTCCCTATCATAGAAAGCAAAATGGCGGATGTTGAGGAATTGGAAAAGACGCGGGGGAACAAGGAAAAAGAAAAAACGGCACTGCAGCAGATCATCGCTCAGATCCGAGAGATAAATCAGCAACTGAAAAAGACGGAAAAAGTACCAGAAGTATTAAAGAAATGTGATCGTATAGAGGAAGCCGTCAGCAAATATCGTGACAAAGAGAATACCTGTAAAAGTATTGAACTCATTATTCATAGACTAAAAGAAGTGAAGGAATTCCTTGAGAGTAAAAAAATAAGAAACACAGAACGCGCTGATAAAACTTTACGGAAAGCCGTCACTCTCTTATCGGAGATCACTGAAAAAAATGAGAGGGGTAGAACCCTCGCGCGGGCCGTTACAAATATCAAGAAGTCAATTCTCACAATGACCAGGGCGGAAGCAAAAATCAAACGGCTCCAATCGGAATATGATTCGTTGAGCGAAGGGATGGAAATATGCCCGCTGTGTGGAAGTGATTTAGATTCGGTGGGGCGGAAAGGAAGAAATAACAATGCAAGAGTTTCCTAATATATCATCAGAAAGCCTCGCCATGGCCATTGCCTTGCTCGAACAGAACATCACGGCCCGTATATCAGAGCACGGCAAACATATCCACGCAAACAATCATGAAAGCCTAGGCATCATCACAGAAGAATATTACGAGTTGATTGATGCCACCAGAAGGAATAACAGCGCACACATTGTGGAAGAAATGATTGATGTTGCTACCGGGTGCATCGTTGGCGCCGCTAGTATTTTCATGAGGAGACAGGAGGCTGAAAACGATGATTGAAGTGGTTAAACCAGTCATCGATTACCGCGTAAGGGAATTGTGCCAGAGGCCTTACTATGGCCACCCAAAAGGATGTCCGAATTACGGCAGAAAAAAGGGCTGCCCGCCCAGCGCCGCATATTATGACGTAATCTATGATCTTAACCAACCGGTATATGCTGTAATTAATAAGTTCGATCTTCACTCCCATGTCAAAACAATGAAAGAAAGGCACCCAGAGTGGACAGATCGACAACTCCGGAATTGTCTATATTGGCAGCCAAAAGCCCGGAAGACACTCAAAAATTTTATTGGAGACTTTATGTCACTGCGGCATCCGTTTGACAGTTATGGCGTAGAAGAATGCCCTGAGGCAATGGGGGTGGATCTGATTAAAACTATGAGGCAATTGAGAATCCAGCTCATTTTTCCAGTCAGAGATACCGCCTATCAGATCGCCTTAATAGGCACCCGAAAAGATGGGCGGACGACGCCCCTACATTTATTTTAAGAAAGGATGTGAATTGGAAATGAAAAAAACCGGAATTACTAGAAAAATCGATGAGCTAGGCAGAATTGTAATTCCCAAAGAGATTCGCAAAATAAACAAATTATGGCCCGGGACTGCCATGGAAATCTTCGTTAGTGAAGGTGGAATCATGTTACGGCCGTACCGACCCGGCTGCTGCTTCTGTGGGGCGGCCGAAAAAAAGGATTTGCTAGTGCTTTTCAAAGGTCAGATCGTGTGCCGGGAGTGTAGAAAAGGAGTGGCTGTGGCTCGACCTTTCTTTGATGCGTTCGATAATGAAGAATAAAAAGAGATGAACTAAAAATGAAAAGGATGAAAAGAACCAAAATAAAGACGGCGGATCCTTTTACGAAAGCAGACGCTATCCTGGTATCGGATCTGCATTTAACAGAATCCACGCCTGTTTCTAGAACAGATGATTATCTGGCAGCGCAGAGGGGAAAACTTCAATTCCTGCAATATTTAAGTGATCAAAACGAATGCCCGGTTCTGTGTGCCGGTGACGTTTTTGATCACTGGAAAGCCAGTCCGTGGCTATGTTCTGAGGCTTTCCTTTACCTGCCCCATTCTTTTATAGGCATTCCGGGCCAGCACGATCTGCCAATGCATTCCCTTGAGCACTATTCCAAATCAGCTCTATCCTTAGTAGAGATAGCAGCGAAAGAATCCAAAACGCGGGCTTTTCAGATCTTAAAAGGATCTACAATTTTCAATAAGCTGCACATAACCGGAGTGCCATTTGGGGAATTGAAAAAGTTCATTTCTGAAAGGTCTTTCGTTCAAGGGCAGGGGCAGAGCCATGGAAAGAAAATCCTCATGCTGCACGAATTGATCTGGCAGAGGAAAAGACCTGCGTGGGATGAAGGGAGTTGGACAGATCAGGAAATCCTGGAATCCTTTAACGGCTATTTCGATCTGATTTTAACAGGGGATAACCACATCGGATTCATCACCCGGCGGAAAGATCTGATACTGGTCAATCCTGGGAGCATGATGAGAAAAACAGCGGATCAAGAAGACTATAAACCGCGGTGTTATTTATACTATGCGAAAGAAAACGAAATCCGGCCAGCGTTCTTCCCCATCGAAGACGGGGTGCACAACAGGGAACATATCGATCGTAAAAGGGAACGGGAAGATCGCGTCGCGGCTTACATTGAGCGCATGAATACCACCTGGGAAATCGGACTTTCGTTTGAGAAAAATCTAGAGGTGTTTTTCAGTGAAAACAAAGTCCCGCGGAAGATCGTAGAGCTGATATGGCACTACTTTGAAAAGGAAGGGGAAAGAAATGAAGGAGAATCTAGGGCGGCAACTCCTACAGCTGAAGGAGCAGTTAGAAGAACAAAAACACAAACGAGCCGAACTACAAGGTGAGCTAAAAAGCCTGATGCGACGCCTTAAACAAGAATTCGATATTGATTCCGTAGAGGAAGCAGAAAAGCAAATTGAAAAAGAAGAGAAGGAATTACAGGAGCTGGAAGAATCCATCAAAGCAAAGATTGAAGAATTGGAAGATATGCTAACGGAAGAAGAAGATAAATAATAAGCGATTCGAATGCCTTTCGAATACCTTTATATGGCTTACCTGTTTAAAACGCGTTAGACGCGATGCTAGGCGGCTTAGAATTGATTTTAACCGCATAAGAAAGGCAGAAAGGAGAGAAAGGGAGTGGAGAAAGCATTGCATTCCCTCCGCAATGCGCTGGAGCGAAAAAAAGGCCGTAGAGACCACCTTCAACAATCTATTGACGATTTGAAACGAGAAATCCGACAGAATAGAAAAGAGCTGATCAGGCATGAGCGAGCTTTAGAAATTGCAAAACAGGTCGGTATAACTACCCAGAAGCAGTTAGAATACCATCTGGCAGAACAGGTCAATCTAGCGCTAGAAGCAGTCTTTGATGATCCATATAAGCTCAAGGTCAACTTCCAGGAAAAAAGAGGGCAGACGGAGGCAGAGCTTTTATTTGCCCGAAGGGATCTAGAATTCCCGCCGGTCGGCAATGCGGGCGGTGGGGCCATTGATGTGGCGTCCCTCGCTTTGAGAATCGCCTACTGGACCATGCGGCGGGATAAGAAAATCAGGCCTGTGCTACTGTTAGACGAACCATTTCATCAACTCAAGGGAACCGAGGCCAATAGGCGGGCCCTTGAGGTCATTCAGGAGATCAGCAAAAAACTGGGAATGCAGATCATTATGGTAAGTGATGAGCGGGTATCACGTGAGGACATAATTGACGCTGCCGATAAAGTCTTTCACGCCCATCGGAGGGAAAAAGATGGGGTCAGCAAAGCAGTAGAAATCAAAACAGAAGGGAAAGGAGCATCCGATTGAACACGAACAGCAAAGAGTGGACATCAGAACAGGAACGAATAATCCGCCGCTATATAGAAGAAAACGAAGATGGCAATGATTCCCAAGCGGCCTCGAAAATCGCAGAAGAGTATCCAGAGTGGAATAAAAGCATTGACCAGCTCCACAGCAAAATTCACCAAGTCCAAGAATTATTAAATGACCCTGCTCTTATATTTGAGGAAGACAGGCAATTCAAAACCAAACTCGCCCGTCAAAGCACAAAGGCCGCTGGTTTTCGAAACGCAGACCCAGCCTTTACAAATGGCCCTGTGGTTTCATACGATAGAGATCCACAAGAATTTCTGAATAATGATTTACCTGCATATTCAGATCTTCAAAAACTTCCAGCCCATGAGCAAGTCCGCCTACTAAATATCGCTCGAAAATACACCACGAACAAACGACTGGCGGCGTGCCTGGGCATTACTCTTTCCCAGTTAAGCTATCTCTTCGTAAGGCTTGGAATCTATAATAAAAAAAAGGAAAAGGAAAAGGAGGCCAAACAAATGGATTCCAATAGCAAAATCCAGATCCCAGAAGGCTTTGCGCTTAGCTATAAAGGAAAGATGAAGGGGGATCAGCTAGGAAATCGATTGTTAAAGGCCAGTGAATTCGTAGAAGGATCTTCTAGCTATTATGCAGAAATTTTACTTATTGAGCTGGCGCCTACCGAAGAAAATCCCACAGAACCCATAGAAAACGATAAAAAAAGGAATGAATAAATCATTAAGAGTTCTTAATAAATTTAAAAAACAGAGAAAAACAGAGTAAATCAATGAAATATTAAAAAGTAATTGGTTTATTTGGGAATAATCAGGCAAAACCGGCGTTAAATGCCTCATATCATTAGATATGAGGTCTTTTATTATTAATATTTATACATAGTTATGCATATAATAATAGCAGGAAGGACAAAAAAAGAGAAAAAGAAAGAAAAGAAAGACTGCTCCTTGACAACCGAAAGCCCGACGGAAGACCCGACCCAAACGTGGCGAGTAGAAAGGCTAGAACTTGCGGAGAAGGGCAGAGCTCGACGAGAGGCCACCTCTCCTCACCGCCTGAGGTTCACGTAAGATGCTAGACGAAAGCCAGACACGGGAGGCCAGAAGAAAGGCAGACGGAAATACAAGAAAGCCAGGCAGCTAAAAAGCCTGGCCGGGAAGTAACCCGATATCACGAGCCTGGAAACATTGACGCCACGATCTGTAAGGCCGAGAATCCGGCGCGCTGGATGACAAGTGGTAGGGGGCCACGCTATAAAGGACAGACGCTAAAGAGGGTTCTGGCAGGGGAGCGCAAAGTCAACAGAAGGGCGAACCAGAAAAGACAGCTGCATGGCTGAACTTCTGGGAATGAGAAAGTAAATTGTTTTCTTTCTATATAGTGCCGAAGCGCTTGAATGGAATTCGGCACTACAAGAAGGAAAGCAATCTTCAAATTAAAAAAAGGAAGGATGTTAAAAATGGAATACAAAGGACACAAAATTAATTTTCCGGCGTGCTTGACCCCGGACAATGTTCAGGAATTGATTGACCGGCTGGATGACACAGACAATAGAGCAGTCGGCCGGAAGGCTCGGAAAGAAGAAGATCGCAGTGAATTCAGTCCTGGTATTATCAAAGCCGTAAAAGAAACCATTCAGGAATACAACCGGGCTAATCAAGGCGCTGGAATCAGCGCCAAAGATGCAAGGGCAGAGAGGATTCTTTTCGAAAAGGATTCAAGCGGAAAGAGAACACCTCGAAAATGGAATTAACTTGTTGCTTCAGCTCATTAACAGCCAGTGCTGCTAGTGGGCTGGCTGGAGCAGGTTTTGGATGAAATTCGGTAGGTTGCTAAGTTGCTTGGCCTCACTGGTGACGGTGGGGCTTCTGGAGCTTATCAGCTTAAAGGAACATTTTAAAGGAGGGAAATATAATGCAGGTTTTATTTAATGAAAATTCAGCTGTTTTTCAGGTGTTTGTGGGGGGTCATTTGGAAGCGGAATTCACCACTGAGCACGAAGCTTTGCTGTGGGTGGAAGAGCAAGAAGAAGTTTAGCCGAAACCGGCCGCCAGGCCGGTCTACCAGGAATAGCCGTCTGGTATTGAGGAGGCAGGCTAAAATTAAAAAAAGAAAAGAGGAAAACAAAATGACTTTAGCTAAAAAACTGGCGAGTATGATGAATAGTGTGGTGGAGGAATTCGAAAAGAAGACACTCATTTCAGGTCTGAAGTTTGAATTCGAAACCGTGGCGCGGAGGAATCGCCGGACCCTCTATTATTACACCGCAAAAGTTCCAGGATGGGCGCTTGGAATCTTGGGGAATAATTTCAAAGATGTCCAGGTGGTCATTCGTATCTATCCACACGAAAGCGAGGAAATGGTGGTTTTTGATGCAGATTTTAACTATAACCATTACGACGGTGGCTCGAATGGTGTAAGTGTCATGAATGCCGATGGCAAAGAAAGATTCGGCTTGATGATTATGTGCCCAGGCAGCCAATATCCTGGGCAGGAACTTCAAAAAGAGATGGAGGATATCAGTGACCCCGGGGATGAAATCATTTTTGACGAGGACCCGGAAGAAGAAGCCCAAGGGAATGTGATTGTTTTTGAACAGGATAAAGACTCAAAGAAGTAAAATGGCTGGCGTAAAAATCGTGCGAGGAAGCCGCAAGGCTTCCTGCCCTTATCGAAGGGAGCCAAATAAAAAATCAAACCGAAAGGAATGTTTTTCGTGAAATTACAAACTGGCATCAGTCCGAAATACGTGAAGGGTTGGGACATCCCAAAAGCCATCCGGGAGGTCATTCAGAATTACCTAGATAGCCGGAAGGAATTCGAATGTGACGGCTATATCAACCAAGATCAGGAAACCGGCCTCGTCACTGTAAAGGACTACGGCCCAGGCTTGGAGCTACGCCATATGGCACTGGGAATCAGTGAGAAGAGCGGTGATGCCATTGGTAAATATGGGGAAGGCTTGAAATTGGCCCTTCTGGTTATGGCACGGGAAGGCCGTTATATTGAAGTGAAGGCAAACGGCAAAATCATCCGGCCCGAAATTGAAAAAAGTGAAGGGTACGGCACAGAGGTTCTGGTTCTGAAAGTTGAAGACATGGAACCATGCCACGCAGCGCTTCACATTGGCACCACTATTCGCTTTGAGTGCACCCGCGAGGAACTGGAAAGTGGTAAACAGTATTTTGAAGCTTACCTGACGGCGAAGTCAGGATTTCGCTGGATGGAGCAAGGTAAAATCAGCCTGCCTGCTGGATACATCTACATCAATGGGGCACGCGTGGGAAACATTGAAAATGCCTTGTTCAGCTACCATCTGAATGAATCCGAAACTGGGGATATCGGAAATCGTGACCGTGAAGTAATTGACCAGGATCAGCTTAAATCACATGTCCGCCATGTTCTTGCTCACATCAGTTCTCTCGCAGTTATGAAAGAACTCATCGCAGCGGCGATAGATAATCCTTCTGCCTGGGAAATTGAAACAGGCATAAATCATTACTGCATTCCCCA